TAGTTGTATAACCTACACCAGTTGTTGTAGTATTGTCTACTTGTCCTGTTACATTTGAGTTAATTAAATCTATTTCTAATAATTGATTACGAACTGGAACAATATCATTAGAACTTGGTATTGCAGTCATTCTTATTGCGATAGAATTAACTCCGTCTACATTTGATATTGCTGTTATTTTTACTGCGTTAATAGACACAGTTCCATTTGCATAATCTATTGTACCAGCTGCAGAACTAAAATAAGTTCTTGTACCAGAAACCACAGAGTATATTCTTAATGCACCAGCACCATCTTCATCAAAAAAATATTCTGTTGTAGTATCACCGTTGATTTGAAAACCTGTAGATGCAATAATACCACCCCCACTTGCGTTATGTCCAGAGTGTGGATTATAAAATGTGTTTCCAAAATTAAGTGTATAGTTTGTAGATGTATTTAATGAAGGTGTAAAAAACTTACCCATAGTCACTGTAGTAGTATTGTTTAATATCGCAGTGTCTATATTATCTATTAGTCCAGTTAGTTGTGAGTGTCTAAATGGAGAATTAAATTGTTCTAAGTTATTGTTAGTATATGATGTAAGTGTATTAACAACTAAAGTTTCTAAATCTGATTTACCTTGAGTTGTTGCAGATGAATTATAATTAAATGTGGTATTTAAAATTATGAATGTGGTTTCTGCATCTACAATAACTGGTGTAATAGAAGCAACTTTAAAAGAATTTAAATCCTTTACTAAGTTTTCTTTTTGTGATGTTGTGAGATTAAGTCCTGTGTCAGATTTAATTGATATAAAAACTTTACCATACTCTGGTGTTGAACTTACACCTGTACTTGTATTATAACTCCCATCTTCACCACCCCACACCGAAACAGCTTGTGTATTAGGAAAAAGTTTTCTTACATATACTTTGTAATCCTCTGCTGTAACTGCACGACCTTGTGATGCGTAATCTAATGGAGCATTTAATTTTATAGAACTTATAGTTTCTGGTTCTGCACCACCAGTTGCATTTGCGACTGTTGTAACTGAAATATTTGTAATACCAGCTATTGCTTCTGTTCTTACAAAACTAGATGCACCGTTAGATGCAGTCTTATTTGTAATTACATAATTTAGTTGAACTATGTTACCATCTGATACTGCAACACTGGTTGCACCATCTCCAAAATAAACTTCAAACTTACCATTCTCTGTTTCTTGTAAATAGTATACTGTACTTGAATTTGAAAGTTGTGTTATGTCAGTTGCTTTTGTGTAAGTTGTAGTTGTGGTGTCTGATGTAGAATTTTGAACTCGAACTGTAAGTGTGGTTGTGTCTGCACGAACATCTGTTAACATAAATCTTTGGTCAACATCATTACTATCTACAAGGTATTTTGTTGTTGCATAAGTTCCTTCGTAAATCTCTGTACTGTCAAAAGAAATTGAGTTACCTGTATTTTGTTTTGTAATATCTGCAATTGTTACGAACTGATAATCTACACCGTCAACTCTTGATACAAATGAAGTACCAGCAGACATGGTTGCAAGAGCATCACTTGTTGTTAATGAAACATTGATTGTTGCAACTGGAGCTCTAGGTGAACCTACTTCATATCCTAACATCTTTGCATGGGATACCACACTGGAACGAAGTGCTGAACTATCCAAGAACATTTCGTTTGCTAACATATTTGCATTGAAACCAAGATAGTGAGTATTGTATGCAAGAGTATCTAATAAAATATTCATACCAGAACCTTCAAAGTCATAGTCAGTAAATTCGTTTTGTCCTTTTAAAAATGTTTTTAAATTTTCTTTTATTTCATCAAAACCAAATTCTGTAACTCTTAATTTTTTGTCATTGATTGCCATCTATCGTAACCTTTCTAAAAATGATTCAAGTTCAACTAATTCTGTTGGTGCATTGGCTACATAAAAATAAACTGACACCTTATAACCATTTGAATCGTAGTTTGGTATTGCTTGAACACCAACAAGTCTTGCTCTAGGTTCGTGGTTTTCTATAGTATCTTGTATCTTTCTTGCAATAACAGATGATGTCATGGGTGTCATATTCTCAAATAACAAACCTCTAACATTACCACCTATCTCTGGGTGAAATGGTTTTTCATATGTATTATGTAAAATTAAATTACGAACAGAGCGTTTTATGGATTCAACATCAGTAACTTTGTTTAAGTCATTATTAGATTTACGACTAAAGAATAAATCTAAATCTTTATATTGTTGTGCGTTTCTATCACTGCCATTATTTCTTTGTGCATCATTGTATGCAGACATACCTCTACTCCTAATGTATTATTTATACAGTATCACTTACCAAATGGTAATTTACCTTTTAACTTATTCAATGCATTTGATGGTATCTTTGCAGACAACGATTTACCAGATAACTCTTTTAACACTGGTGCAACTTCAGTAGCTATAGATTGTGCAGACTCATTTACTTGTGTAATACCACCTTCTATATCTGATGAAATCTGTGCAGATGCTGAAGATATATTTGCAGATATTTGTGCTTGAACATCTGGGTCTGATAATATTGCATTTGCTTTAGTTGTTACTATACTAATTTGTGCATCAAAGTCTACATTTGTTGCTACGGTTGCAATCTCTTCTAACGCACCTTCTGCTTGTGCAAGAACACTATCTTGTGCAGATTGTATTGCTTCTGTCGCACCAGCCTTTAGTTCGAAGTTTGGACAATCCTTACATACATCAAAACTTGGTACACTTGGTAAACTACCACTTAATAAATCTGATGCACTTGATAGAGCATCTGTTGCACCTGACAACGCACCAGAGGCTGCATCTGTCACACTTGATAAAGCATCTGTTGCACTCGATAATGCTGGTGTAGCTTTTGAAACTAAATCATCAAGGTCAAAACCACCACCTGATAATGCACTTCCAAAATTATCAGTGATTGAGGATAACTTGGATTGATAATCTAATAAACCTGTTACTGTAGTTCTATCAAAACTTGCAAGTGAAGTAAGTTCTGATTGAAAACTCAATGGTGGTACAGAAGGTAACTCTGGTAACAAACCACTTACCTGTGCAGTGAGAGCTGATACCTTTCCATCTACAAGAGATGTCAAATCAGATGCAGAAGTAAATGTACCAGCGCCACCTAGTTTAGATTTAAGTGATGTTTTTAAATCACCTGCTGATTCAGTGATTGCATCAAAGTTTAGATTTGCTCCACATAATGACATTTGTTATCTCCTATGTTGGTAATGCGTTTGTACCAGTTCCTCTTGATGGTGAAACTGGGTGAACATGGTCAGTTAATTCTGAGTCACCTTTTGCATCAAAGAATGTATCTCCATCTATAACTCTTGCATAAGCTTCACTAAATTTAAATGTAGCATTACCACTGTAATTAACAACTGTTGTTCCAGTGATACTTGTGACTAATGAACCATATGACTCTGTGACTGATGTTCCAACAGTTTCAGATAAACTTGTTTCGTAATTAATTGTGACTGCACCAGCAGAACCATGTGTAGTTGTTCCACCAGATTGTATATCAATAGTTGAACCACCCACGATAGACATATTAGTAGCTGCAAATTGTGTGACTGACGCAGTGTTAGATGCGACAAAAATATCTTTGGTTACAAATACATCTTGTTCACCACCTATTGTTCTTGACTCGTTACCAGTAACCGTTGTTGTAAAGTTACCACCTGTATCACCTGTTCCTACAGATGCGATATAATTTTTAGAAATATTAACAGACTGGTTACCTCTTATCTCACACTCAAGATTACCACCAGCTGTACCAGAACCTATTTTTACTATTTCACTCTTACCAACTCTACGAATAAAATTACCACCAATATCCAGAGTGTAATCTCCTGTGACAAATTGTCTTACACTTCCGTACACTGATAAATCTAATGCACCACCTATGGATTTACTTGCATTGATAACTACCTTTTTATTTCTTGCGACTATCTCATAATCATCATAAACAACTTTAACAACTCTTGTTCCTTGTGGGTGTATCTCTTCAAATGTTCCAGACATATGTTCTTTATATAATCTCTCATTGTCTGGTGTATCATCTATCTCAAAGATGTGACCACTCTCTGACTCTTGGACATGATTGAAAGGATACTTTGCAGATGGGTATGGGTCTTGATTATCGTAAACAGATTTAGAGTGAGGTTCACTCCAAGCACCGCCAGGCACTCTTGCTGAAAACTCAGTGGAGTTTAGTAGACCTGGCCTATCTGCCATTGGAACTGCACTTGGCCCAGTTAGTCTACTCTTTCTTCTTCGTATCAGGGACTCGTGTGTTTCTGAAACAGAACCCTGTGCAAGACGATTAGTATCTGGTTCATTGATTGAATGACCAGAGTGTGTAATTTTTTCTGAGGGGTACTTTGCGTTAGGGTCATTAAACCCTTGACTTGCATCTGCAACTGAGGTGGGTTTGCCAGGCAATGAACCTATGATAAGTGGTTGTTGTTTCTCAACTGCGTCCAAGAAGAAACCCACAACCCAACTTCCTTCAACAAGAAAAGAGGGAGTGTTCCCTAGTCCTTGCATGGAAGGGTTATTAATAGAATGCATAACATGGGCCCAAGGCAAATCACTCTTTGGAATGTCTTGTAAACTTTCCGAGTTCCAACCTAAACAACGGACACGAACCCTTCCCAATTTTTCTGGGTCATCTCTGTCTTCCACGACTCCAGTGAACCAGACGAAACCGTCTGCTCCCATAAAATAATTTTCTTTCATAGTGCAATACTCCTTACAGAGTATTTAGTCCGTTAATGTAAATCAGGGTCACGACCTAGACGCCATTTTTCTTTCTGTTCGTATTCCTCA